TCAACTTCTTCTTTTGACCCACCTGCTAGCATAATTCCTGACAATGTACCAGTTAAAAAGGTAGCAATTGGCACAATTAGCTCAAAGAACTTTTGATCAATAGGGCTAATAGCATTTAGTGGTTGCGTTACAAATATTAAACTGTAAAGCACAACAAACACAATACCTGTTAGTGTTAGTGCTAAACAGATACCTATAAAGAACTTTAAGCGAGCCATTAGCTGATCATCGCTGTATAAAAATTGGTTATTTTCCACAGGCTACTCCTTGAGTTTGTGGTAGTTGAACTTGCGTTGCGTTAGGGTCTGGTGGACCTAGACGTGGGTCACGTTGTCCGCGAAATACATGGTCTGGGCAGGTGCGTGTTACATCACATATTGGTCGCTTGCACTGTGGTGTATCCCAGTTCTCGGGATTTTGGCATGGATATCGAAAACGATCTCCTCCAAAAAACGCCAGCGCAACTGGCAATATAATTAATACTCCCAACCATTTAAACAGTTTTAAATCATGTGTCATTTATTTTCCTGCTAGTGGGTTGTCAATGGCTTTTTGTATTTTGTTGTCCACTTCTTTTTTAAGTGTTTCAACTTCACGAGTTATCTCACGACGAGCGGCTGCCATTTCACGACGAATTGCATCAACTTCGCTTTTTGCTTTATCCAAGTCTTCACGCACATCTTTACGAGCTTGGCGCATTTCGGCTTCGGTTTCGCGCTGCGCTTGTTTTACACTACGCTCAACCTGCTCAGTTACTGACTCATTACGGCGAATATCTTGTTTTAGGTCAGTTTTAATATCACGAGTATAGTCTGTGGCTTTTGAAGAGTTTTCTTCAATAACTGCTAGTCGCTTGTCAAACCCACTTAAGTCCGGTGCAGTATACTCGGTGATTTTTTGTTTCATGTCTTGGTAGTCTTTGTATATCTCAAAAGCTCCATACAAGCCACCAAGTACAGAAGTTACAATAGTAAAAGCAATCATTAGCTTGGCTGGAGTAAAGCTATATCCTCCAATAGAAATAACCGTATTAGGGTCAGTTGCAGCTTCTAGTTTAGCTACTTTTTCATCTAGATCTTGTGCCATATTGGCTCCTTACTTGTACTGGTCTTGTAGCATTTGTTGATGCCTGTTTTCATTGGCAGAATTTAACAAACGTCTGACCCTATCATTGTCTACTACTTTTTGCAGTGTGTAGATAGCTTTAGGCTCATAAAACTCAGAGTCTTTAAAACTTTGTGAGTATAGTTCAAATCCTTGTGGTTGTTTAGCAATAGCACTTATAGACACACTGCTTGCCAGAGTGCTATCTTGTGCAGCTTTATTAACAGCTACTGTATTATTGCCAGGTGCATCAGCTGTTGATGTTGGTGTATTTTGAGGTAGTACACTTAACTCTTGAGCTAGGGTTACCTTTTGGGTGTTTTCTGTTAGCGACGCCTCACTAAAGGTTGCCTGTACTGGAGTTTGCTGTACAAGGATGGGTGTGGTTGTTATAGTTTGTGCGACAAGCTGCTCTGCTAAAGTGCTGGCGACCACAGCTTGTGACTGTTGCTGCTGTGTTTGATCAACCGTTTCAGTTTCTGTGCCTGCTATTGCTTGTAGCTCATTACGAACTATATCTAGTACTCGCTGAGTTGCAGCTGAAACAGTTGTGCGAGCAGGTGAATTTTGCGCAGTTGTTTGGGTTGTTGTAGCAGTGGGTGCAGCAACAATTTGAGGTGTTTCTGTTATAGTGCTGCTATCAACACTCATGCTGGTTTGAGTGTTTGTGTCTGGTGGTTGGGCGGAAACCAATATTTCTTTGAACCCAGCACAGCTGGCCGAATAGTAAGGATTACTGCTGCAAGGGTCGGGCTTACCAGTTAACTGCCAAGCACTTAACTGCTGAACTTCTGTTCCGCTGCTTACGGAGTGTACTTGCATATACTCGCCTAAACTTAGGTCACCTGCCGTGCCAGCTAGTACATTAGTTGAATTTAAGTGTAGCGAGTAGTAGTTTGTGGAAACATCTCCGCTAGGCTTAATTGTAGTACTAAAAGAGCTAAGACGCGTACCTCCGCTATAGTACTCACTTATATTAGTCCAAGTATATTTTAAGTAGGTGCCGTCGGTGTTAGTACTGTACTTTGTGTTGCTGGTCGGCGCTAAATCTGCCCACAGTGCAGCAATAAAGTAGTTACCACCAGCAGCATCAATGCTTGATGGAGCATTCCATTGACCCGGACTTATGGATCCAGGCTGTTGTGGGTTTACAAAACTAACAATGCCGTTGTCGTACATCCAAGATTCGGTAAAACTTTTGTTGTAAAAGTTAAATGTAAAAGGCAGTGGTACGTACACATACCCATCGTCTGATATTTTATATGTGGTTTCTTGTGCTTTAGAAACCGAATAGCTTATAAGCAGCAATACCGAGAATACTACCCAAGCCAATTTTCTTATAAACTTCGTCATCTTTGGCCTTTATTTCACGCGGAATACGATCCAATTGGGTTTCCCACAAGCTTTTAGCTTCTTGCCCAATTTTACCGTCAATAGGGCAAGGAGTGCCTGCGCTAAGCATAGCATCCCATACACGTCGATCTTGACACATTGTTGCAACTGCTGCAACTTTCATTCCCATGTCAAACAGTGTTTTTGACAGCTTTAGGCGCTCACAGTTTTCATCTCTGACAGTTCCGCCTGCACTAGCACCAAATAACTGTGTTTGTACTGCTCCACTTGTGCCTGTGGTACAAAGATCACTGTTACCGCCACTCATCATTGTGGGAGCTACTGTTGTGGGTGGAGCTTGTACAACACGCTGAGTAGTATCATTTTGATTAACATTGGTGTTTGTCATTGAACCACTATTTATATTTTGGTTTACAGCAGCAGTTGTGCTAGAAGTTACTGCTGTTGAGCTAGTAACGTTATTGTTGTTAAAAGTTTGAGTTCCGCTATTAATATTATGGTTAGTGTTAGTATTTGTATTAGTGTTATTATAATTCATGGTTCCACTATTAACATTATTGTTGTTATATGTTACCGAACCGCTGCTAACATTATTGTTTGTGTACGTAACGGATCCACTCATAACATTGTTATTTGTATTAGTGCTGTTGACTGTGTTAGTGTTATTAGTTGTTACTGAACTAGTGCTGGTACTAGTGTTGTTGGTGTCTACTAGTGCACTAGAGTCGTAGGTTGTTTGGGCAACTGCACTCACCGCGCAGCACAGTAGTAAACCGGTTAAGTACGTTTTAAACATATTATGCTCCTAGCACATGCAGTGCATGATTGTAATGCTTGATGCGGTCGTCTAAGCCAATAGTGCCGCCATTAATACGCTTGGTTAGTGTTAGTATGTCACCACGATCTGCCCAGGTATTGAGTTTGTTGGTTTCCCAAAACCAGCAGGCACTTTGTGCAGCACCTTCAAATGTTTCCAAGTACTCGGCAGCTTCTTCAACACTAATCTCTAAGCTGGCGGCAAACCAAGTGTAGTTGTCCTTGCCAGTTAGCTGAATTAGCCCCTTGCCAGCAAAACGCCAGCCGTCCCCTGACTCCGGAGGTCCGTTGCCCATGCGATTGGCATATACTAGGTTAGCAATAGCCTGCTGCTTGTTGGGCATGGCAGCATACTGCTGTGCCATCTCGTCTGTGGGAAAATACTTGGGGAATATTTTGCGTAAGGTAACTGCACGGTAGTTTAAATTTTCACGTAGCGCAGTAAAATTTCCTGACTCATGTGCACACTGTGCTATAAAAGCCGCAATACGCTGTGGAGTATTGATTTCGTAATCTGGTAAGAGTTGAGCTAGTGCTGTATGCCACTGTTTAACATAAGGATTTTTTGGGATTAACTGTTGTAGTTGTTGGAGTGTTAATTCTGTCACTTTAATTCCTTGTAGATGGTTTGTTGTTCACGATACCAGCGCTGCCAGGCTTCCAATTTAACAGCACACTCGTAGTACTGCGTGTAATTTTGTACGACTGTTTTAGCAACATCTGACAATTTGGGGTTTGGGTCAAGCGGCTGCAACTGAGGGCAAGGTTGTTGTACTAGTGTGCCCGGTGCGTCAGGCCACCGTTGTGTAACCGGTACCACTGTGGTGCATCCGGCTAGTAGTAGTGTGGGTAGTAGTAGTGTCAATTTCATTTTGGTGCCTCCGCTGCCTGATTATGTGCGGATACAAATTCTGGCGGAATAACGCAACTTGGATCATGTTTGGTTACTTCGCGAACAACATACTCAACAGTGGCCTCTGCACGCTGCTTTACAACCTGTGTTTTGACAACCACACGTTCTTCAACAACAGTGTTGACTTGCTGCGATTTAGCTTCGGCAGCTGCAACTTGTTGTTGCAAGTCCTTGGCCGCTTGCTGCCATACGCCATTGGCGTATAACAGTCCCATAACAAAAATTACCAAAAGTACTACCACACCACCCAAAATTTTAATCGGCAATTGGTACGTTTTTACAGGAACCAAGTGTGAAAGAAAATAAGCAGAAAATCCGGCCAATAATAGTAACCACCAGAACCAATGCGGAAAAATTTCTAAAATCCAAAACATTTATTTGCCCTTTGCGTAGTTGGACCAGTATTCCAATATTTCCACTTCATATTTCTGGAAATAGTTCTTTATGTATGTAGTCATGTACTTGAGCATCGTCAAACCCTAATGTTTTTAATACTCTGGGAGTATGTGGATTACATTTCTGTTGCTGACAGTAGTAATTTTGTTGTTGGGTATAGTCGTACTTGGCGACTTGTTCGTCGTATGTTAGGCCAGGTCTATTGGGCTTTATGTTGTCCAAGTAGTAAATCAATGACTTTTTAGAAATCTCAAGCACTAGGTCCAGTTCAAAATCTGTGTTTATATTGCCAGCCGCTACCATTCGTGGGCTAAAAATATTACGTGCCCATTCTGGCAATTCACGTGGTTTGGCCCAGCTGGTGGGTTCTACAAAGTCCTCAAACCACTTGCACATTGGGTGCTCAGGATTGCCTGTGGGCGAAAAATCCAAAAACGCTCCAGTGATTTTATTTGTGCCAGCAACAATATCAAAACCATAAATAGGTGCTGCGTCATATGTGTGCGGAAACACACAAAGGTGCATCATCCACAGCTTTTTGCTGTCACTTACATCTATAATATCCAAGTTGGCTCTGCGAATCCAAGCACTTGAAAAATTACGAGCGTACCACTCAGATTGGTGCTCTTGCGGTGCAAGAAAAGCTCTGGAAGCAATTATGTCTTCCAGAGCTTTGGCATGTGCTTTTAGTTTATTGAATATGGTGCTCATTGGCTAATTCTGTAAACAATTGTAGTGTTTGTGTAAAGCAGCGGTTAGCCTCAGCAGCCATACTATCACACAACTGTGCTCGTACTTGCTTGATTAGCTCTGCGCGATTTTCAAATTGGTACATACGACCACTTCCAGGAACCAATTTTTTAAGAATCTGTCCGCCAAAAAGATCACCCATGTGTTTTACATATATGTGAGCCCACAGCAGTTTAGGGTCTGTTAAAGTCTTGATGTATTCTACATAATGTAGTGTACTAGAACAAATATTGGGCGCAAACTCAAGTTCTTGCAAGTCTTGATTAATATACTCAGCACGAGCAAGGCCTGGAACTTCTGCTAGTAAATGTTGTGCTTGAGTTTCAAGCGCAGTATACTGCATTAATTGATTGGCTAGTAGTCCTGCGTATACTTCAGCTGAAATATTTCCACTTAATAGCACTCGGGTAAAAGGATGTGCTTCGGCTAAGACGTGGTTATCGTGGGTTAGTTCTTTTAGTGACATTATAAAGAACAAGGGCCAAAGCCCTTGTTTTAGTTTGGTTTAGTTGGCCAAATAATTTCAGTATCAAAAGTTAGGGTTGGATACTGAGAAGGTAGATCTCTTAATGCTTGACGATAGTTTGCCCACTCTGCTTTTTTCTCTGCGGTTAATGGTGCGTCTGCTGTTTGAGTCCAATCAGATGCTGCAAGGTCAAAAGATCTGCGTCTACGAATTAAGTTTTCAGACAAATCTTCTTGAGTTACGTCTGTAATAACGTAATCCCACGACACTGTACCATCGTCTTTTAGCGAATATCCCTGTTGTTCAAAAATTTGCATATTTGTAACTTCAGGCACAATATCTAAAACTTCCTTGAAACCTACTAATTCTGGAGTATCTGGGTTAAACTCTGGGAAAGCAGCAGCTAAGTTGCTTTCAATAACAATATTACTAACAATAATATTGTTTTCTAGTTTTACATATTTTCTCATTTTTAAATCTCAACAGTAAATGGTTGTTTTGCGGCATTAGTTGTAGGGTAAGATAAATCAAATCCGTAAGAAATACGTACAACACCCTGTGCCCCGCGACAGAAATTATCGACACTACTTACGCTGGTTCCACCGCCAGCACCGCCTCCGCCATACTGACCACCTTCGCCGTGAAATATTGTACGATTTTTGTTTGAGGTCTGTGAGGTATTGCTGTTATCAGCACCTTTTTCACCACCAGAGCCGCCGCCGCCGCCGTACCGCCCATCGATATAAAAATCATTGCCGTTATTATTACTACCAGCTACTCCATTGGAGCCTCGGCCATAAGGATAAACTCCGCCGCCGCCGCCAAAAGAATAAGTTGAAGAACTGTATCCTGTTCCGCCGGCACCGGCACCATTGCTTCCGTTATAACCTGTACCATAACTAGTATAGCCACCACAAGCATCTGTGCCAGTTGGGCTACCGTATCCGCCTGCACCACCGCCCCCACCATATTGGCCGCTAACATGGCCGCCCTGTCCTGCAACATCTGGGGATAAGCTGCCACCATTGTTTGGTGTTAAATAGCTACTTTGACTATGTGTACCACCCTGCACGCTAAGGTAGGTGCCAATAACAGCAGAGCCACCATTATTACCTCTAGATGTAGTTCCAGGTACAGTAATATCGATTACCTGGCCGGCCATAACAGGAATGCTGTTGATTGCAGCTAAGCAACCACCACCACCACCGCTACTAGCCCAGCTATAATTACCGCCTGCGCCAGCGGCAATACCAAGAGCAGATACACTTGTAACCCCAATAGGTACTAGAAAAGAGTAGGTACCTGGTGTTTTGTATACAATATCAGCTCTAACTTTTACATAAGTATATACATATTTTACTCGCAGCTGCTCAATACCTGATTTAAACACTACATAAAAATAATACTGTGTATTGTATACGCCAATAAATCCAGTAACCGGAGTATGATCAATTGTTAATAAACCAGTACGGGTAACTGTAATATGAGAATAAGGGCTCTCAATATTAACACTATCAAATTTTGTTGCTGGTAGTATAATTTTAAACTGTTTAGTTTGCAGTTCAGCAACATCACCAAGGTTGGTAACTGATTCTAGCGGTTCGGGAGTAAAGGATGGCTGTACTCCACTGTTTATAATTTTTTCAACTTGTAGTATTGCCATTTTTATTCCTTTAAATCTGGTAAATCAGGCCACTTTACCTCTAAGGGGAACCCAGGTTGTTGTTCGATATTTTTTAAAAAGTCTCGGTAATATTTTACCTGAGATTTTTCATCGTCTGAGTAGGATTCCCAAGCATCTGGCAAAACCAAATATTCTGATTTTGCAAGTAAGTGCACTGCTTGAGCATTTACCGCAATACTTGCAAGCTTAGTTCTTTCAAGAAAAAGAGATTCTTCAATCTCTTTCTCTGTCATTGGTCGAATAGTGTTGCCTTGTTTAATTAAGCGTACTCCCATAAGATCATCAGCTACTTCAACGTATTCAGTGCTTTCAGGTTTAACATTGGTCATCTCAACCGATCTACCAGCACTGTTAAACAAAACATAAAGCATTATCTGTCTCCGTATACAGCAGCGCAACCAGTGTAAATTTCGTGCGGTGCTGAAACTGAATTTGTGGCCGATGGTGTGCGCAGTGTGGCTAAGGCATGTAGCATACGTTGGTCGCATACTAGCCCGGTGCCAAAAAAGCTGTTTAAGTTAAAGAACATACTTGACTCTTTGAAGTAGTAAGTAGTTTGGTAATTGTGTGATGTAATTAACATAACCAACACAGTAGTGTTAGCCGGAATTGTAATTGAAGCTGAAGTATTAGTGATTGTGTTGCTGGTAGTTGTAAATGCTTGAGTCCAGCTGCCGCCACTAGTAGCAGAGTATGTGGAAGCATTAGGAGTATATGTACCCAGCGCAGCACCAACATAACTACCGTAACTACTATACATAAAACTCAGTGTGCGTGTAATAGGTGAGTTTGTGGTATTGCGCACAGGTAAGATGTGCCAGCTTGTGCCGCCGTAACTTGTGCTGTTTTCGTAGTAGAATAGTTCACGATAGTTAGGACCTAGTCGGTTACCATTGCTGTATAAAATTGTGCGATTTTCAAGTCCGCGAAAATCTGCGGCGTACTTTTGTTGAGTACTACCGTTTGGATATCCATCGCCCAAAAACATATTAAACGACTGGTGCGTGTAAGTGGCGTTTCCACCAGCACCGTCTTCATTAGTGTAGGTGCTGTTAGGGCCACTTGTACTCCATTCACCGGTTGAATAAACGTTTTGGCGAGCACTGGCTGTCATCACGGAACCGTACAGCAGATTGCTATCTTGGGGTACTATAAGTGGAGTAGCAAAACTTAAGTTACCACTACCATCATTTGTTAGTACACTATTTGCACTTGCACTAGGTAATAAGTTACCTAGCGTAGTGAATCCCAACGAACCGTCAGTATTACCAATAACAATGGAGTTATTAGCGCCAGCAGAAGTAGTAGGTAGGGTCAGGCTAGGTCCGCCTGATTTTTGGATTTGGTCTACAACTAATTTAGACATATTTTATTCCTTAATTGAATAGAGCGAATCCATCAGGATTCAGTACAAAGTGATAGGCGCCGTTTTGAATTGTATAAACAGATTCGCCTGT